CCCACCGCATCTGGCCGAGTTCTTGCCAGAGCTTCGTCAGGCGGCGCGTCTCCAGCCATGCGATGTCTGTTGTGGTCAGGGTTGCTGCGACTTCGGATGGGACTTGCAAGGGGGGTGGCAAATTGCACCCTCCCTCGGCCTGCTGCGCCAGGGCGGAGCGGAGGGCTGTGATGGCGTTTTGCTGCAACGTCAACCCAGGACCGAAGGCAACAACGGCTTTCTCCAACGCATCCAGCGCCTGCTGGGCGGCTTCGCGTAGGGTGGTCATGCTTCCTCTCCTTCTGCTTTGGCGATGGCGGCGTCAACGATCTGCATCTGCTGATTCAGCTTCTCGAACGAGTAGTCGTTCATCTGCACATCGCACCAGCAGTGGTGCAAAAACAGCCCCGTGCTTTTCAACGCCTCCAGCAGCGCATCGCGCTGCTGCTCAAGGGCAACCATCCGCTCGTTCCACCATTCTTGCCGCTTGCCGAAAGCCTCGTTGGCTTCGCGCAGTGCTTCATTCTCCGCGTGCAAGCGGCGCAGTTCGGCGGCGGCTTCTGGCAACAAGTCGCGCAAGTAGCTCGGGCCGTAATGACCCTCCCACACTGTTTGCTGCTGCAGCGCATCAGCCAGCCGCAGGGCTTCGGGTTGTGTCATCGCTTCTCTCCTGTCGTTGAACGTGCTTGCATCGTATCACCGTTGTGGTACAGTGCGCAACATGACACAGCGATCTACCTTCCTCACCGTGCGCATGCACCCGGGGACACACAAACGATTCCGCGACAAGGCGGCGCGGTTCGGTGGTGTCGCCGAGGTCATACGCGAGTTGGTCGAAGCATTCCTCGACGACCGACTCGTCATTCAACCCCCCGCAACCCCGAAAAAGGAGAGTCTCTATGCTCGAACAGAAGCTTGATGAACTGGTCACGGCGATCAACGCCCTGGCGGCCGCGCTGAACGCAAAAGCAGCCCATGCCCCGGCGCCCGTTGCCGCCCCGATGGTAGCGCCTGCCCCGGCGCCCGTCATCCCCCCGGCCCCTGCGCCTGTGGCTGTCGTGGCACCTCCCGCGCCCGCGATGCCCGCCCCGCCGACGTTCAACGCCCCGGCGCCCGCACCCGTGGCGTCCGGTGTGCCGTTCGGCGATCAGAAGGGCCTCGTCACCTACGTCATGGGTGCCTATCAGTCGATGGGTCCGCAGAAGGGTGCTCAGATCCAGCAGGTGCTGCTGCAGATGGGGTGCCAGTCGATCAACGAAGTGAAGCCCGAGCAATACGCTGCCCTGTACGCGGGTGTCGAGGCCCTCAAGGCGGCAGCATGAGCCGCGCCACGCTGTCACCGAGCAAACGGCACCGCTGGTCCGTCTGCCCTGGCAGCGTGCGCGAGGAGCGCGCCTATCCCGAGCAGCCGGGAGGATCGGCTGCTGTCGATGGTACGCACACGCACACGCTGCTGGAGCACTGCATCGTCAACGAGATCTGGAATCCGTTGACGCTGGTCGACGTGACTCTGAAGGACCACGAAGGCCAGTTCGTCGTGGACGCGGAGCGTGCTCTGCGCGTCGGTACGGCGCTCACCTATATCCGCAGCCGAGTCGCGCCGACGATGGGCATGGCGAAGGTGATCGCCGAGCAGCGCGTCGATCCCTCGTTCCTGACCAGTCGCAACGATCTCAGCGGCACGGTGGACGTACAGATCCACGACGAACTGAACGGTGTGCTGGAGGTCATCGACTACAAGGACGGGATGAACGACGCATGGGACTCGGCCATCCTGCAGATGGAGCAGTACGCTGTCGGCGCACTGTCTGCGCTGCGGGTGGCGAAGCCCTATCGCTATCCTTTCGACACGGTGCGCCTGACCGTCATCCAGCCGAAGCTCGCGCTCAAGGGTGGCGAGGCGATCCGCTCGAAGGACTACACCATCGACGAGGTGGTCGACGTCGTGGCCCGCGACATCGTGGTGCAGGCCGCAGCGACCGACCGGCCCGATGCGCCATTGGTGCCTGGTGAAAAGCAGTGCCGGTACTGTGCCCACCGTGGTGGCTGCAGTGCCCTGGCGAACAAGGCGCTGGAGGTGGTGGATCGTATGGACATCGCGTCGAGTGCTGCGAGCAAAGACCCAACCACGATGCCCGACCAACAGATCGTGCAGATCATGGAGGCTGCACCGCTGATGCGGCAACTGCTGGAGGCTGTCGAGAAGGAGGCGGAGCGCAGGCTCAAGGCCGGCATCGACATGCCTGGGCTCAAGATGGTCAACGGCAAGGGCACCCGCTCGTGGAAGCTGTCCGAGGAGGAGATGGCCGAGAAGCTCGTCAAGCTCGGCATCCCCAAGACCGCGATCTACGAGACGAAGCTCGTCAGCCCCGCCAAGGCCGAGAAACTGACCTGGAAGAAGCGGGACGGCACCGACGTCCAACTGACCAAGAGGCAACTGGAGACGATGGAGCGCGAGTATGTGGTCAAGACGATGGGCAAGCCTGTCGTTGCGCTGGCTGCTGACTCTCGTACCGCCGTCCAACTGAATGCGGCGCCGATGTTTAGCGCCGTCGAGAAGCCGGCTGAACTGCCGGCGTGGCTTTCGTAACCCTGTGAGGTAATCATGTCTGACGTAATCTTCCTATCCAACGTGCGCCTGTCGTTCCCGCACCTCGTCGAGCCGCAGCGCAAGGTGTCGCCCGAGACCGGCAAGGAGCGCGTGTCCTACAGTGCCGACTTCATCATGCCGCCCGACCACCCGGGCTTCGCGCAGTTCATGCGCCGAGTGAACGAGATGGCGCTGGTGAAGTGGAAGGAACACGCCCAGACCGTCATGGGCATGATCCAGAATGACCGCAAGCTGCGCTGCTACGGCGACGGCAACCAGAAGGTCAACGGTAAGACCTTCCAGATCTACGACGGCTACGCCGGCCAGATGTATCTCACCGCAGGTGTCGACACTCCGCCGCAGATCATCCAGTCGGACGGCTCGCCCATTGACCCGAACAACACGATGGCCTACCAGCAACTGACCCGGGCGATGTACGGCGGCTGCAGGGTCAACGTGGCTGTGAAACCGTGGCTGCAAGATAACAGGCACGGGCGTGGCGTGCGTGCCGACCTCGTGGCCGTCCAGTTCGCGGGCGACGATCAGGCGTTCGGTGAGGGCCGCGTGGACGCCTCGGGCATGTTCGGCGCGGTGCAGGCCGCACCCGCTGCCGCACCGGCCCCGGCGTTCATGCAGCCGGCGATGCCCGTGCCGCCGTTCATGCAGCAGTGATCGGGTGGGGGCTTCGGCCCCCCCCCTGTCTCAACGTAAGCGGTAAGCGTAATGACCAATGACTTCATCTGGGACGTCGAGACGTATCCGAACGTCTTCACAATGTCCGTCGAGCACGCCATTGCGCCGATCTGCTGGATGTTCGAGATCAGCGACTGGCGCAACGACTCCCGAGAGATCGTCGAGTTCGTGCGCTGGCTCGCTGACCGAAAGGCCCGCATGGTGGGGTTCAACAGCATCGGGTTCGACTACCCGGTGCTGCACCAACTGCTGATGATGGGCTCGTGCAACGCGGGCATCCTGTACGCCAAGGCGCAGGCCATCATCGACTCGCAGACCGATGAGGGTGACGACCGCTGGCTGCACCAGGTACGTCCGAGCGACCGGGTGGTCGAGCAGATCGACCTGTTCAAGATCCACCACTTCGACAACAAGGCCCGCAGCACCAGCCTCAAGGCGCTGGAGTTCAACATGCGCTCCGACAGCATCGAGGATTTGCCGTTCCCGGTGGGGACGGTACTGACCCGGGAGCAGGTCGAAGTGCTCAAGCGGTACAACCGCCACGACGTCGCCGAGACGAAGCGGTTCTACCACCACACGCTCGACATGATCCGGTTCCGTGAGGAACTGACGGTCAAGTACGGGCGCGACTTCCTGAACCACAACGACACGAAGATCGGCAAGGACTTCTTCGTGATGAAGCTGGAGGAGGCCGGTGTCCAGTGCTACGACTTCGGCCCCGATGGTCGCAAGCCCAGACAGACCCCGCGCCCGAGCATCGCGCTGCGCGACGCCATCCTGCCGTGGATCACGTTCGAGCGGTCCGAGTTCCAGCGGGTGCTGGACTGGCTCAAGGCGCAGACGATCACCGAGACCAAGGGGGTCTTCACCGACCTCACGGCGACGGTGGACGGGTTCACGTTCGTCTTCGGCCTGGGTGGCATCCATGGCTCGCTTGAGAACGTGGTGGTCGAGTCCGACGACGAGCACGTCATCATCGACCTAGACGTCACCAGCTACTACCCGAACCTCGCCATCACGAACGGGTTCGCCCCGGCGCACCTGGGGCGCGAGTTCACGAGCATCTACGGCAACCTGTTCGAGCAGCGCAAGCAGTACCCCAAGAAGTCGGCTGAGAGCGCCATGCTCAAGCTCGCGCTGAACGGGGTCTACGGCGACAGCAACAACCGATTCAGCGTCTTCTATGACCCGCTGTTCACCATGTCGATCACGCTCAACGGGCAGCTTCTGCTGTGCCTGCTGGCCGAGAACATGCTGAAGGTGCCGGGGTTGAGCATCGTGCAGGTCAACACCGATGGTGTCACGGTGCGCGTGCCGCGCAGCCAGGTGGCAGCGGTGGACGAGGCGTGCGCTTGGTGGATGCGGCTGACCAAGCTCAACCTCGAACAAGTGCGCTACCGGCGTATGTTCCTGCGCGACGTCAACAACTACATCGGTGAGTACGAGGACGGGTCGGTCAAGCGCAAGGGTGCCTACGAGTGGAAGGTTGGCTGGCACCAGAACGCGGGTGGACTGGTGATCCCGAAGGTGGCCGAGAAGGTGCTACTCGAAGGCGCACCGATCCGCGAGACCGTGGAGAACTGGCCCGACAAGATGGACTTCATGCTGCGCGTCAAGGTGCCCCGGTCGAGCAGGCTGCTGTGGGGCGAGGAGCAGGTGCAGAACACCTGCAGGTACTACATCGCCCGGGGTGGTAGGCCGCTGACGAAGGTGATGCCGCCCCTCAAGGGTAAGACCGAGTGGCGGCGCATCGGGGTTGAGTCTGGATGGAACGTCCAAGTGTGCAACCGCATCGAGGATGCCGTGCTGCCGGTGGACTTTGGTTACTACGTCGAGGAAGTGGAGAAGCTATGTCTGAGTCTAGCTTGAGCAAACAGGTTGCTGGCGATCACTACAAGGATCTGCCGATTCAGCCAGTCGAATACATCCATGTCAACAACATCGGGTACATGGAGGGTAACGTCATCAAGTACATCAGTCGATGGCGCAAGAAAAACGGTATTGCCGACTTGGAAAAGGCCAAGCACTACATCGAATTGTTGATCGAACTGGAGACGCGCAATGCTCGAAAAGCAGATTGAAACCAAGGTGTGCGACTACGCCAAGCAGCGCGGCCTGCTGGTCTACAAGTTCACGTCGCCAGCGCGCGCTGCGGTGCCTGACCGCCTGTTCGTGCTGCCCAACGGGCGCATGTTTTTCTGCGAGTTCAAGCGACAGGGGCAGAAGCCCACGATCCCGCAGCAGCGCGAGCACAACCGGCTGCGGGGGCACAAGGTCAACGTGTTCATCGTTGACAACGTGGAGGCGGGGGTGGCGATGATCGACGAGATGGTGGGGCTATGCTAACCCCCAACCTGCTCCACGACTACCAGAAGAAAGCTATCAACTTTCAATGTACTCATCCGCAGTCAATGCTTTGGAAAGACATGGGATTGGGAAAGACTATCGTCACCCTGACTTCGATAGTCCACCTGTTGTCCACCGGCTACCTGCGCAGCGTAGTCATCGTCGCCCCGATCCGCGTCATCCGACTCGTGTGGCGACAGGAGGCTGCGAAGTGGGAGCACACCAAGCACTTGCGCTTCAGCATGGTCACGGGCACCAAGGACCAGCGCACCCGGGCACTGATGCGCCCCGCTGACATCTACCTCATCAACTACGAGAACCTGCGCTGGCTCGCTGAGACCCTGCAGACGTACTACGTCGCCAAGGACAAGCCGCTGCCGTTCAACGGGGTGGTGTGGGACGAGATCAGCAAGATGAAGAACAGCGCCACGGATCGCGTGAAGGCGGTGCGCAAGGTGCTCGATCAGTTTACCTGGACGACGGGCCTTACCGGCACCCCGGCCAGCAACGGCTACAAGGATCTCCACGGCCAGTTCCTCGTGGTGGACCGAGGGGTGCGCCTGGGCACGTCCAAGACCGCCTTCAAGACGCGCTTCTATCGCAAGGTGGGCACGTACAAGGAGGTGCTTTACGACGACGCCGAGGACACGATCAAGAACCTCATCGGCGACATCACGCTGGAGATGTCAGCCGAGGACTACAACCCCCTGCCCGACCTCATCGTCAACAACATCGAGGTCGAGATGGAGGGCGAGGTCCGAGCGAAGTATGAGCAGTTGGAGAAGGAGTTCTTCACGCAGCTCGACAGCGGCACCACGGTCGAGGTGTTCAACCAAGGCTCGTTGACCAACAAGGCGTTGCAGTTCAGCAACGGTGCCGTGTACCCGGTGGCGGGGATGCCCCTGTGGGAGCCGATCCACGACCTCAAGCTCGACGCGCTGGAGGAGATCATCGACGAGGCTCAGGGTTCTCCCGTCTTGTGCTCCTATGCCTACCGGAGCGATGCTGAGAGGATCATGGCGCGGTTCAAGGATCTGCGTCCGATCAACCTGACCGAGTGCAAGACCGAGGGGTCACTCACAGCGGCAATGGACAGGTGGATGAAGGGGGACTGTCAACTCATGATTGGTCATCCGGCCAGCATGGGACATGGCATCGACGGCCTGCAGAAGCGTGGACGCACGGTGGTGTGGTTTGGGCTCAACTGGTCACTCGATCTGTACGACCAGATGAACGCCCGGGTGCGCCGGCAGGGTCAGGGTGCCCCGGTGGTTTGCCACCGGATCATGTGCCGCGATACGCTTGACCAGGCGCAGGCCATCGCGCTCGACGAGAAGGCGACGACGCAGAACGCACTGCGCAGCGCCGTGAAGAAGTACCGACAACAGAAGGGGGTTTGATGAGCGGATCACTACGACGCCACCTCGCCAGTGTGTCGTGCTACGCGGAGGCCATCTCGGTCCTTATCGCAGGGTCGACAACGGTGCGCGGTCTGAGCGAGGAGTCGGGACTGGCGTACAACGCCTGTCGCAAGTTCGTTGCGACACTGTACCGGCGCAGGCTCGTGCGTATCGCGGCCTGGGAACAGGACAGCATCGGTCGCTGGACAATCGCAGCCTACGCATGGGGTGAGGGCAAGGACGTCAAGCGACCGCCGGGACTGACGCCGACACAGCGCAGTCAGCGGATGCGGGATCGAGTGAAGGCGACGCAGCGTGCAATCGCCATTGGTAACCGGCCCGCCACGCGGGCGCAACAGGAGCAACGATGAACGAGACGACGCAACACGCCGTGGCGGGTCCGCTTGACGGACCTGTTAGGCCGCCAGTGCAAGGTGGGCTGACCAATGCCGAACTGACAGACGCATGGTGCAAGAAGCTGCCGGGCGTTGTGCCGACTGAGCGCGACCTGACCGCGTTTGCGCTCGGCGTTGAAGTGGGGCGCGAAATCGGGCTGCAAGCCGCCGCGCAAGCCGCGCAACCCGACGACAGCTACCAAGACGAGTGGTTCAAGGCCAAGGCTGACGCCGTGCGCCGTATCCGCGCACTGCTGCCGCCAGCGGCCTAACGCGGAGTTAAACGGGCCGCCCGCACGGCGTCCGCTTGAACCGACAGTTCGGCTTCACTGGTGAACGAAGCCAAACCACTTGGAGAACTGAAGATGCCTTGCAACAGTGACCACATGGCCGCCAGCGGCTACGAACGAGAGATTTCGCGGGTGGCTTGCCTGCTGGACGAATTGGCTGGCCAGAAGGCGGAACGCGGCTGGTGGGATGGTTACCACCCTCGCGTGTACTGCAAGGCCGACCGCGCTACCGGCGACCATATGGTGCGCGAGCTGTGCGCCGCGCTGCAAAGCCTCGACGTGACGCAGTACAGCCTGGAGATGCAGATTTGGTGGCGCGACCACCAAGCCGCTGACAAGGCGCGCTGCGAGCGCGAACTGGCGCAGACCAAGACAGACGCCGAGCGCGAAGCCGCACTGGCAAAGCTGACGCCCGCCGAGCGCCGGCTGCTGGGGTTGTGAAGCCGAACGCGAAATAGACCAACATGCAGTGCCCCGAGTGCGGAACGTGGACGCAAGTCCTCGAAACACGGAAACAGTCTGACTACATGCGAAGGAGATACCAGTGCGCCAACATGCACCGATTCACGACCAAGGAAGTGGTGGTTACAGCGAAGCGGCCGAGGCAGCATCCGAACTCGGTGCCACTGACGAAGAAGACCGCTTTGCTGATTTCGCGTTTGCACAAGTGATGCAGACGCTGATCTGCGCCGTCGCCATCGTGGCGCTGGTGGCAGCGTTCGCGGCTCTGGCCTAGTACGACCAGATCGTCGGCTGCTCCCGCAGATCGACGTGGATGAAGCGTCCGGTGCCCTTCTGCTGCACCCCGATCCCGGTGAACCCGTGTTCGAGGGCCAGTTGGAGCACGCGGACGGCTTCAGCACCCTGCACCGCAATGTCTGCCGCGCGCCCGGTAGCGTGCATCCCGGGCGAGGGCTTCGCCTTCTCGATGGGGTGGTCGGCGCACCTATACCCTGACGAGATGCTCATGGGCTTGCCGTAGGCCGTTCGCAGCGCCTGCAGCTTCGCCATGAACTCGGGCTTCATTTCCTGCCGCCCGCAATGCCGGCAGCGGAACTCCCGCTCGTCGAAGTTCGGGTAATCCGACCAGTCCATCACTTCTTCCTCATGGCGTCGGCAATACTCGGAACGATTTTCTCGGCGCTTCTTCCGATCACGTAACCGCCAATGCCGAGCTCAACGATGTCCCACAGTTTGAGCACTTCGTCTGGACTCAGATTCGGTGCCGAGTACCCGAGCCATCGAGCCACGATCAACGCGCCGAATGTGAGCATCAGCACGGGTCGCCATGTCGCAGCAAGCCAGTGCTCAGATTGCGCTTCGGCCTTGATGATGGAGGCTCGCTCCACCAGTTCAGACAGTTCGCCCTTCTGCGCGAGCTCCATCAGTGCGATCTGAGCCTGCGCCCTCTGTTCAGGGTCAGGCCACAGACGGTCAATCAGCTTACCGCCGATGCCGAGAACTGCGCTGATGGGGTCGATGGGTGTCACTTGAATAACCTGTCTGCGCCAACCCAACCGATGATGCCGGCGACGATGCTGCCGGCGAACCACAGGGCGCGAATGCCGCCCTTGCCCTCGCTGGCGAGGTGAACCAGTTGGTCTACCTTGCCGTTCAGGTTGTCGATTTTCTGCTCCAAGGCTTCCACCTTGCCCTTGAGCAATCCGTAGTCGATGGGGTCGATCATTTTGTCCTCGATCTCTGTGATGACTTGAGCTAGATATTCCACTTGGGTCTGGACTGTGTTGTCGGAAGCCATTGCTGCACTCGCAGATGTTAGCGCGAGCGCACCAGGTCGATGTGAACATCCCAGTCAATGCTGGTAGCTGCAACACCAGTCACGTCCACGTTCAGCACGTTCGCGCTCATGGTGGCAGTCGGCGGAGTGGCGAGCGAATCGGGGTTCCAACTCATCACGCTGGCCCAGTTCCCGGTGCCGGTGGACAGGTTCGTACCCACCGCGTTTCGCCCGAAGCCCACCTCGAACTCATAGACGACGCGGTAGTTGCCGGTGGCCGTCGATCCGACCACCCGGGCACGAACGTGTCCAGCGGCACCCTGGGGCACCGTGTAACTCCACAAATTCGTTGTGGTGGCATTGGTCGTGGTGAGCCGGTAGACCTCGCTGATGCGGGTGCCCGAGCCGGGGAACAGGTTGTTCGACTGCTCGATGCTGACGCCGATCTGAGCGGGCGAGACGTTCAGCACCCGCACCGTCGCACCATCGGCCTTGCTGAAGTCGTTGCCCGTGACAACGATGCATCCCGGGCCGGCGTCATCGCCAGCATCGGACGGAATCAGGTTGACGATGAAGTCCGACGTGCCGTTGTTGGGCAGGAACGCGCAGTTCGAGATGACGATGCTCTCGGCCTGGGCGTTGATACCCGAGCCGATACCGGTCGGGTTGGTCAGCGCACAGTCGTAGAAGGTGCAACCATCGACCACGACGCCGAACGGCTCGATGAATGTGTCAGTCGGATTGGTGGCGGCGCCAGCGATGAAAAGACCAGATCGCTTGACCTGGCCGAACATGCACGCGCTGAAGATGATGTTCTCTAGCCGCCGAGTAGTGTTGTCCCACCACGAGTCGCCATCGGTGACGCGCACGCTGACCGAGTTCTCGGCCCGAGCATCGCCACGGAACGTGCAGCCGGTGAACTTGATCTTCTCGTAGCTGCTCGTCCGGGTGGCACCGGAGGCCATCGTCACCGTCTCGCGCACCGTGCCGCCGATGAGCACATTCACCGGGTCGGGGGTGACGGTTGCCGGCCCGTCGAAATAGCAGTTGGTGACGTGGATGTCAAGGATGACGTGGCTGTCGGGCACACCCTCTGGCACGATGCCGAGGGTGTAAACGCAGTCGGTCCAGTGGCACTGGGTGATGTAGAGACCATCAACCGAGCGCACCTGGATGCCGTACAGCATCTCTGCCGGCCCACCGTCGAACTCGCAGTCGGTGAGATGGACACCACCACCCGGCGCCCCGGTTGCGGGAGGCGAGGGGAACAGCGATTCGTCCAGCCCGCTGAGCTTGATGAACGCCTGGCCTTGCACGTTGCGTAGGCTGTTTGCCCAGTAGCAGCGGTCGAAGTGGGTCGTGCTGCCGCGCACCGAGTCGATGCCGATGTTCCAGTTGCTGAAGTAGCACAACTGGAACTGCGTCTGGATCGTGCGGTAGAGGCGCACCGCCGTCGTGGTGCCCGCAGCGACGTTGCAGAAGAAGTGGATGTTCTCGAAGCTGACGAATCGGATACGCTGCGTGTTGGTCGGATCGCCAACGTCGAACAGCAGCACGTTGCCCTCGACCATCGCTCCACGACCCAGCGGCCCACGGAAGCCGATGCCTCCGTTGGTCACGGTGATGGTGGACCCGAGGAGGTACTTCTTCGGGCCGAGTTGGATCTCTACGCCTACGGCGTCGAAGGCCGAGGTGCCGACAAGCGACTCAGCGTAGTCCACCGCAGCCTGGAACGCGGCGCTGTCGTTGGCGATGCCGTCACCGATGGCACCGAAGTCGTCAACGTGGATGGTGCGACGCAGCACCGTCTGGACGTTGGTGGGGTCAGCACCGGGGCCACTGGGCAGGTACTGCACCTTCGACGAGTCGATGCCGGTGATGACGACCTCGCTGAACCGCTCGCCAGCAGCCGGGGCGCTGTAGACCAGCGTACCCGCACGATCTTGCACGAGGATCGAGTAGTCGCTGTTGACGTACAGACGCCCCGGGGTGCCGTTGTTCGACGGGTAGCCGTTGATCGTGCGGACGGGCTGCGCAGCGGGGATGGTCAGCGCCGCATCCCAGAAGACGCCGATGGGGTTGGTCTGCGGGGGCAGGTTGGCCGCACCGATCCAGACGTACCCGTTGCGTAGTGGTGCCCCATCCTTGTCGGTGAACAGCGGGTAGGCGGGTTGGATGCTGAGTGCGGTCATTGTTGCTCCTCGGGGGACATGATGCCTTGAGGTTGCTGTTCTTCTGGTGCCATCGTGGCGACGAGAGCACCACGGGCGGCGGCTGCTGGTGCGATTGGCGGATTTGCCAGGATTGCGGCGACGCGGCTGCGCTCTTTTCCTGGCAGAACGCTAAGTAGATTAGCAGCCTTCTGAGGATCTTTCATTGCATTGGTCAGGATCATCATTGTCTTCTGACCAACGGCACGCTCGACCTGCGCCAGTGCGAGGTTCGTGTTTGCAATCCACGCTTGCATTCGATTCGGGATTCGCATGAGTCCCGAGTTCTGGTTGAGTATTTCGGTTAGTGCGACTTGCCCTTGCGTGGCTTGTTCGGATGCGGAGACTTGTCGTAGACGCTGCGTAGCAATCGTTCGCAGTTGATTCACAACATCGTCCGCGAGTTCTCTTGCGATGTCGTACTTCCCCGGACCCAGAACTTTCTCGATGGTCTCCGGAGACTCTCGCATCACGACATCGGCAAACGCGGTCTTGTCGTTCTTCCACAGTTGCGCCAAATCACCGACGAGTTCTCTCTCGGCGATCTTTCTCATACCTTGGCTATAGTCGTCAAGGTACTGAACCCAACCGCGACCACCCGCGCCCTCGATTGCGTTGTCGATGAGAGGCTTGATATCGGACAGTACACTGGATGCTAGATTGCGCTGCGTTGTAGCATCAACACCCGGACGAAGTTGCTGAATTGCCGCATTGACGGAATTCTTCCGAATGGCCTCAAGGGCACGAGCGTCAATGACACCGTTGCGAGCAAACTGCTTGATATCGCGGATCAGATTGTTAGCCGCCCCGGATAGAAGATCGTTACCGGCGTATTCGGGCTGTCGAGTCAATCCACGAATTCCGCGCAACAGTTGTTTTGTTTCAAGTGGTTTAATCCCTTGAGCACGCAACGCATCTGCCGCCCCTTGTGCGAATCGTGCGCCTTGACCGAGATCGAGCGATGCGTTCGCGGCTTTGTCGGCCCATTCGTTGAAAGCCTTTTCAGACAACTCTCCAAAGTAGGTGTACTTGGTCGCACCTACCGGCAATCCGCGCTTGATGAGATCAAGACGAGCCCATGCTTCAGCAGCCTCACCTCTGCTGATCAGATCACGAACTTCCTGCACCGCAGATGCGGCTTCTTTGCTGAGTTGACCAGCACGCGCCTCGTAATCCGCAACACTCTGACCCAGATTTGCACGAGAGAGCGCCGCCTCACGCGCCGGTCCTTGCAGCGCGTTCAGGTTCTTCTTCGCAATCTCAAGACTCGCTCGAACGTCGGTTGCGGTGGCTCCACGAGCTAGGTCTGCAAGAGTAGTGCGGACCTGACGGTCGCCCATAACCTGCATCTTGCGAAGGAACTGCGGATCGCGTGTCAGAGCCTTGTCAATCAGAGCCTGCCAAGCTGGGTTGTCCAAGTCGGCGGTAATCTCCGCGACACTGGCACCGGGACGAGCGTTGCGCAGAATCGGCAACACTTCGTCAATGTCTCGACCAATGGCGTCTCGGGCGATTCGTGCGGCTCGTTGGGTCGGCAGTTGCTTGAGATCGGCAATCTTGCCGATCACCGCACCCACAGCCGGCGCAACAAACGGTACAGCGGCGCCAATAGCGGCGCCTGTTTCTGCGGCGCTTGGTTCAATCAAAGTGGCGCCAGCACCACCAACGGTAGCACCGGCGGTTGCTCGTCCTAATATTGTTTGGGCGCCAGTTCCGCCTGTCTGAAGAGCAGTGACCACGGGTGCCAAAGCGGGAAATGTTTTTGCCGCGAGTTGTACCGGTGCGGCAATAGCACCACCAATTCCAGCCGTTCCGGCAACTTCGGTTGCGATTTTGCCAAGACTGAACGCTGCCGATTCCGGCTGTGCCCCCATAGATGTCAATGCGTCGGTTATCGCACGACGGCGGGAAATATTTTCTTCAGCAGTCTCAAATGGTCGAAGAAGTGTTGCACCAATGGAACCAGCGCCGCGAATACCACCAGCTAGGATATTTCCAATCGCTGGACCTCGACCGCCAAGCAATTTGGACGTAATAGAAGGAACTTCGCGTGCGGGAACGCTGGGCGGCGCGACGAGGCTGGCAGGGGCGCCGGGGATCTGACCGGGTGGGGTGACAGGTTGTGCTTCAGGCTGTGCTGGCACCAGACCACGGCGACGCGCTTCGGCCAACAGACCCGCTTTGTCGGGAGGCAGGATTCCGCGACGTTCCGCTTCCAGAATCAGTTCAAAGTCCATCACTGACCCCTGAGACGTCGAAGAATCTCATCATTCGACAAATTTCGGTATTGGTCTTGACTCGGAGGTTGCGGGGCACCCGGGGGTGCGGGTGGTTGCGGAGCACCCGAGGGTGCGGGCGGTCGTGCTTGCTGCTGACGATAATCGTAAGTGTCGTCGAACGCCGTTTGCATCGACGACTTCGTATTCGTAGCCTGTGCTTTGAGTCGCCTCAGTGCAGCTACAAGATCGTCGTAAGACTGCACCCGATCAAGCGAAGCCTTCAGGTTCTCAAAGCGATCGCCTTCCTTGTTCGACACGTTACCGACGCCGGCCCCAGTGGTGGATGCTTGACGAAGTTCAGTCAACCCCTGAACGAATGCGAGGTTCTTCAGTTGGTTGATGTCGGCCACTGCGAGGCGAGCCTCGTCTGTCACAGCGGGAACCATCTCTCGACCAAGGATGAAACCAGTGGCCTGGTTCAAACCACTCTTGTTCTTGAGAAGTCGGTCAATGGTCTCCTCAATGGTCGACATCGTGGACGTAACAGATCGCACAGATTGTCTGGCTTGCGGGAACGTCGCTTCGCGGCGCTGGATCTCTTTGGGCGACAACCCTTCCAACCCTTCGACTGGAGTCATACGTCGCTCAATAGCTTCCTGCTCCGAAACCATGACGATCTTGCCCGTATCGGGGTCGACCACCTTGACAGCCTTGCCGGGCTTGGCAGGTTTTTCAGCAGTGGGTGCGCCACCACCGCGGCCAACCGAAACAGGGGGTGTGGGTGGTGCGGGAGGGGTCAAGAATTCACGGGTTCCGGGCATGAACACCGAGCTTTCACGCCCAACCACGATGGGTTTCTCTTGCTCCGGGTACAGCGGCTTACCCGTGTTCTTGAGGTAGTTGCGCGCCGACTCCGCGACCTTGCTGAACTCAGGCCCCGCCATTGAAAGCGTGCCGTCGATCATCTTCGCCGCCTCAAGGGGATTGATCTCGGCGATCTGAAGTGCGACCTGGAGTGCTTGCTTCTGAGCGGGGTCTTTCTCCGCCTCAATCATCGTCTGCAGGCGTCGAATGCCGACTTGAGGGTTGGACCCCAGCGCAACAATCAGACTGCCCGAGTTACGAGCCTGGTTTGCGCGCTGCTCGGTGCTCAGACTCTCATAGGCACGAGCCATGTGCGCCCGGGTGGCCTCACTCTGCGTGAGTTCCATCAGTCGGAACCGCTGCGCTTGGGTCATGTCCTCCAGCGGAACTTCTTGGAGACGTACGAGTTCCGCAGCCTTGGCAGCATCTTGCTCGGCCTTCTGCCGCGCCGCAGCCATCTCAGCCTGCATCTGCTGCGCCTCCATGGCCCGCTGCTGCCGCGCAGCCTGCACCTGCTCCATCTGCAGGCCCAGCTTCATCCCCCTCGTCAGACTCTCGAAGGGATCGGCGACGGGGATGGTGTAGTTGATCGGCTGAACCATGTCACGCCTCCGGAATCATGGAGTAGTTCACCGTCATAAAGTCGCCAATGGACCCGACTGCTTCGGGGTAGACGTTGACGACTTCCTGCGCCATCAGCCCAATGTGTCGACCACCGCCCCACACGTACTCGAACGAGTACACCCCGAGGCCGTCTTTTCGAGTGCTGATGCGTCGGACATCGCGCTTGAGTCGGCGGTCACTGTACGTGGGCATACCGAAGTCTTGCTGTGCAAGCATTAGGGTCTGCTCGGATCCCGGAATGGTGCCGTAAGTATTGGCCGCTTGCGTGATCGGAGTTCCACCGAACAGGCCCGGGATGCCGAACTGCCCCGTGCGGGCGTAATTCAAGCCCGCCATCTGCATCGGCAACTGCGCCATCTGCACAAATGGTGCAGTGGCCCCGAGAATGCCGCCAGCCTGTGCAGCACCCTGCTGCTGGAGCAAATTGCTGATGTTGCCACCCATCGCCTGACTCGCCGTACCAACGCCGACAGCGGACTGCTGGCCCAGCGACGTCATGCCCCCGAGGCGGGCGTACTGCTGTTCGATGGCTTGCTGAAGCAGCGCGGGACGGAACTGGGCGAGCCCCGCCTGCAAGTTGCCACCGCGAAGGCCACCCGTCGCACCGGCACGCTGCAGCATGGCTCGCTCGCCCTGTTCGATCTGGCTTTGGAAGAACGGGCTGCGCTCGATCTGCCGAATCGCCTGCTGTTGCGCGCCTGCGCCACCGAGGCCCAACAGCGCCCGCTGCGCTTCGAGCGCAGGCGTGCCGACCTCGACATACGGGGCGAGCAGCCTGCGAATCTCGTCGAACTGGCGGCGCTGTTCTTCGATGCCCGCTTGAGCGGCTTGCGATTGTGCGTCTGCGGCCTTGCTCGCGGACCGCGACTGCATCGCGCCACCGATGAGTGACGAACCAGCGAGAGTGCCGGTAACTGGATCAGGCATTGCCGAACTCCTTCATATAGTCGTCCAGCGACTCCCCATACAACCCTAGTACCTTGTTTGATACCGCCGTTGCAGCAGCAGGACCATGGACAAGTTGCACCGTCAGCAGCACGACGTCGTAGTACCCGGCTCGCCAGACAAACGACCTTGCATCAGCAGCACCGGCACGCTCTTGTCGGTCACTTGCCTGCCACTTGAGGATCGCAACCGACAAGGCCGAAAGCAGCGCCGCCGCATGTTGCGCGAAGAACGGGTTCTGCGGCATGGCGACCAGGGTGTTCCAGATCGTCGCATCCAGATCGTCGCGCTTGACGGCATCGTTGTCAGCGTAGTCGTCGAACGTCTGGATCGCTTGCCATAGCATGAGCAGCCACTCCTGCGCGGCAGGCGGCAACATCAGCGACGCGAAGTGAGACCGTAGCGAGTCGACCATGACGTCCTCAGAGGCAGCCGGAAGCCACGAACTCGGCGGCGTCATTGTATGCCTCAAGTGATCTCTCGACCAGACACCCGCAGCGTCAACGCCGATGCGGCGCTGGCGATGGTGCTGATGATGCCACCGGGTTCGAGCACCTGGCCGACCAGTTCGGGACAGTTGTAGGTCTCCCCGGGCACCACGGCGCGGTTGTCGATCATCAGGTTCGCGTTCCCCGGCGACCCGCCACTCGTGACGAGGTTGACGCTGAACGTGCGGTTCACGGTGTCCGTGTTCACCACGGTGGCCTTGTCGATGATGGTCTTGGTGCTCGCGGGAGCGGTGTACTGAGTCGTCTGCGTGTTCGCCATCTGGAGAGGCGCGACGAGGACTTTGACGGTGACGGTCATTACTGGACTCCTTGAATGTTGTTGCTCACGGTCAAGATCACGCTCGGGATGCCAGGATGCGGCGCACTTGCCGCAGTTGCCTCTAGTCGCACGCCGAGGTCGGTTACCGAGAACATGAGTTCGACGTAATCATTCGCCTTGAGGTTGAAGAAGTAGTTCAGAGCGAGGAACACTTCGGCGTTGTTGCCTTGGATGCGCACCTGAGAGGCCGAGTTTGTCACATCGACCCCGTTGAGCCTGAACCAGAGGTAGAACTCGTGGGCCACGGAAACAGTGCTGTCGAGCTGGATCGAGGTCTGGAAGTTGTAGACGCCCTCGGTGTCCACAATGACCTGCGAGGTCGTCGTGCCAATGCGCACGCCGCTGCTCAGGTCGGTCGTGTTGAACGTGATCGCCTTGGCCGTGTTGATGGCGGTTGCCGTCTGCGTGGTGGTGTCGTAGAACGAGCCGTAGCGCGCCCGCTTGAACTCGCGGGGCGGGGGTGCCGACTGCAGCGCATCGACCTGTTTGCGCAGATCGTCAATCTGCGTGACGAGTTGTACGATGCGCGGGTCGTCGAGCGCATCAACCGGCTGCGTGACGAGTTGCACGATGCGCGGGTCGTCGAGCGCATCGACCGGCTGCTCGACTCGCGGGACGCTGAGTTCGATCTCCCGGCGCAGCTTCTCCACCGCATCCAGTGCCTCACCGGCCTTGTTCTCGGCGGTGGCGAGAGTGAGGATGATGTCGGCGAGGGTGGTTGGCTCCAGTTGCTCGACGTCCGTGAACAGACGCTCGAACTGGCGGATTGCCTCGTGGTCCTTGAGGAAGGACGCAAGTTGATCTCGACCGATCCTGAGCCGTCCGGTAGCCATCAGTACACCAGAGGTTCGACGCGAATCTCAAGGTTCATGGCCGACAAGTGAGAGTCGGAATCACCTTGGAACCGCTGGACGCGCCAGTTGCGCATGAAGCCCTGCTGACGCCAAACCAGGCGCTTCTCACGGTTGCCTGTACTGCCGATGCGGATGTACTTCGGCTGCGACCACGAGAGACCGTTGAGACTGTACGACGTGCTGATCTGCGGATCGACACCAATGGCCACTCGTCCGGGGAGTGCCGTCAGTTCGAGTTCGTGGAAGATCGCACCGTTCGTCTTGTTGTAGACGATGGGCGTGCCGAACTCCCAGCGCACCTTCTGACCCCAGTGCGTGCTGATGTCGCGGTCGACGTAGCCGACGGCGTTTGACTGCGGATCGCCCGCGAACCACTTGTCGAAGCACCAGACGAAGTTCTTCGCCCGGTACTGAGAGAACCCCATGACGCTGCTGGTGAGGGTGTACCAGACAGACTGCTGAAGTGCTTGGGATGAGGCTGCATCGTAGACCACCGTGCGGTCGGGCAGATGGACGTACAGCAGTTGATGGTTACGGTCGTTGCGTGCTTCGAGCTTGACCTGGGCGAGTTGCGCCTCGGTGTAGTTCAGCAGCAGGTTGTCGATCTCCTGCGTGCTGATCTTTGTGGCGGTGGCGTTGGCCCCGAGGTAGATGCTTGGCGCCTCGTTGCGCCCACCGCCGAGGAAGGCAACTGATTCGAGGAAGACGCAGGACGCATGGGTGCCGATGCACCCTTTTTGAATCTGCGCACCTTCGATGGGGGCGAACGGGAAGAAGCCGCCGCCCACGTTGTCGAACACCTCGATGGTGTTGCGGTTGATCGCGTAGACCTCATTGCGCAGGCGCAACACCGCGTTGATTGGGTCCGGGTCACGCTCCGATGCGTCGTAGGAGAACGGCAGCGTGGCGAGCGGGTTAAGGATGTCGGTGACGAACAGGAACTGCCCATCCGTCGCCATCCAGTAGCCCTCGATCCAGCAGGCGTCAATGACCCGACCAAGTGCGGTGTTGCGGGTCAGGGTGCCGGTTGTCGCGTTCCAGTACCACAGCGCGTTGTTCGACACGATGCCGAGCAGGTCGAAGCTGTAGTCCATCACGACGAGTTGGTCGTCTGCACCACCAACATCCCCGAGCACCGTGACGACGTTGTTCGAGGAGATGCTGACGAGCTTGCTGCCCATTACCCGGTAGTGGACGCCGTTCCAGTTGATCCCGCCGCGATCAGGACCAGGGCCGGTGACAGACTGGACAAGGCCATCCCCGGGCCGCAGGAACAGGTTCCCGGCACCGCTGTTGATCGGCGTCGGCACCATGTTGACCGGGTACGACACCCGGAGGTCGGGGCCGTTGTCGGTGTAGATGCCGGAGACGACGGGGATGGTTGTCACGTCAGCAGTTCCAGGCTTTCAGCGACTTGTTGATGCGCGAGTTGGGGTCTTTGGCAGTCTTGGCGCTGGTGTTCTTCGCCTTCATGCCCTCCATTCTCGCGCAGAAGCTCTTGCGTCGTGCCGCGTCCTTCTCCGTCTTCGGATTGGGTGCCGGAGGCTTGAGGTTCATGCCTTCCGCCTTGGCCGATGCGCGACCCTTGGCGTTGAGGCCACCCTTGGGGTTCTGGCCCTCTTTGCGCTGCCAAGCGGGGGTTTTGGGCATGGTCAACCGATGCGATACCACGAGTTCGTCGCGGCGACGTAGCGCAGACGAGCGAACCCGTTTGCCGCCAGAGTGGTAGGTGCGCCAAACACATTGGCGGCACCATTCGGTCCGATGGTCAGGGTCGTGATGATCTGCGTGCTGGTGATCAGCACCTCGGTGCCATCGGGCGTTGTGGTGTTCAGCGGCAGCGTGATCGTACCCGATGCCAACGTGCTCACGGGCTGCAGGATCATCCACTGCGACGCGATAGGCTGCGGGACGTCGAGGCTGAACCCCGCAAGGGGCGCGTACAGGTTCGGCACCAGTACCGGCGACGTGAAGTTGTCGGTGAAGAACTGCAGAAGCGTGTTCAGCGGCAGTCGACGAGTGTCGCCGTTTTGCGGCGTGTAGACGGGCAATTGATCACCCGACGACGCTTCCGTCAGCAGCGGTAGTTGATTGATTGTCGGCATGATCGTTGCTGTTAGTTCTGTTCGACCTTCGGCGCCTGTACCTGCGGCGCCAGCTCGGCGCGGATGGCCTGCACGAGCGGGTCGACCTGGGCGTGAGGCTGCTGGCCGCAGTAGCGCAGGATAGCGTCGACGAGGCCGAGGGTCAGGGTTACCGGTGTGGCGGCGGTCAGTTGGGGTTGGGTCACTGGGCGCTCCAGGGCAGTTGGGCCATGATGGTGGGGGGATTGACGAGTGCGTCGAGTTGCGCGGCGACAGCGGCCGCGGTGGCCTCACGGTCGACGCCGGACGACCAGACCCAGCCGAGCACCTGCTGCTCGGTCAACTTGTCGAAGGGGGTGAAGCCCTCGCCCGGGGACTCGGGCACCTGGAAGGTGACCGACCCGTAGGCCGACGCGGTGTGCTCGCCCTCGGTGCCGGTGAGCCGCCAGCCGACCTCGACCACGACGTCGGTGGCGTCGCCGGCCTGCGGCATCTTGCGCATCCACTCGATTTTCCAGTTCATGATGTTCATGATGTTGCCTTTCAGTTGTTGGTGGTCTTGGCGTGCAGGTAGTAGATCGTTCCGCCAATATCGACTTCGATGGTGCGGTTGGGCGACGTTGGGCTGACCGTGTGAACGGTGCCGAGCCGCCAGTTGGCAGCAGTGCCGCCTGTCGGGGCTTCGGTGCGGATTTGTCCGGCGACTTCGAGTTTGACAGCAGGGTTGTTCGTCCCAATACCAACATCACCGCCGCTTGTGATCCGCATGCGCTCGGAGTTGTTGGTCGCAAGCGTAAGGATGTTGCTGGCGTTGCCGCCATAGATGTAGTTGTCGGTGTTTGAGCCGAAGAAAATAGCGCCGTCATTGGTTGCGGAGCGCTTTACGCCAATATCGCCGTTTGCGACGGTGAGGGCGTATCCCGGGTCCGTCGTCCCAATACCGACCCTACCACCGCTCGTGATCCGCATGCGCTCGCCATTGTTGGTGGCAAACCGCAGCGGGCCAGCTTGGGAGTTCATGATCGTTAGCTGACTCGATCCTGGAACCCATTCAAGGTACGCGGCTGTGTACGCAGCACCCATGTTGATGTACGCGGTCGAGGAGATGCTTGCGCCGCGAGCGGTGATATCACCCTGGACATCGAGCTTCGTGCCCGGTGTCATGCCAATACCGACGTTGCCCGAGGCGTCAAACAGCATCGGAGTCGCAGCGACTGATGCAAACCCGTCAGTGGTGCGCTGTAGGCGATATGTGCCGTCGTTATTCAGCGTCCACCTGAAGCCTGTACCGCCAACTGCTTGCAGAGTTGCCAGATTACCGAAGGGACTTGCAGACAGAATAGTCCCGGCAACATGCAGCGTGGCCTGGGGGTTCGTGGTTCCGATACCAACATTTCCGCCGCTCGCGATCCGCATGCGCTCGCTGCCGGCGGTCCTAAACGTAAGCGTGTTTTCCCACCCGTTACCGCCAATTGCCCAGTGTTCTGTGGCTCCGACTATCGACTGAATTTGGTTAAATGCTGCCAGCGCACCTGTCGGAGCGTATAGGCCTATCAATGCCGCGCCGCTTGTCGTCGATTCCACGACCAAGCGATTATTGCCTGCGGCCGCAACGTGCAACGGGAAATTCGGACTCGTCGTCCCAATTCCCACATTCCCAGCACTGCTGATCCGCATGCGCTCAAACGCACCTGTCGCCACCGACCACGTGTTCGCGGCAGGGAAAAACACCCCCGTATCTGTGTCGCCGGTCGTGGTCAGTGCGGGGGCGGCGGCGGTGCCGGCGGAGAACGCAACGTTGCCCGACGAATCAAGCCGCAACCGCTCCGACGCACCCGTGCGCCAAATCCAGGCGTTGTTGGGGCCGTCGTAGTAGCAGCGGGGGTTGCCAACACCGTCAGACAGGACGATGTTGTTGCTGGTGGTGCGGATATCCAGAGAGTTCTGGTTGCCGTCGAAAGAGCCGAGGATAGTATTGAAGCCGCCAGTGGTAATAAACCTACCGGCATTGTGACCTACTGCGGTATTATTAGATGCGTTTGATCCTAAAACGAACGATCCCCGTAGCGCGTTGCATCCAACCGCAGTATTTGACGAACTAGCGCCTCCAAATTGTTCTAGTGCTCTATCACCGATTGCTGTGTTGTTACTACCGGTTATCGGGTCTTGCAATGCCGCAGTACCGATCGCTGTATTGAACGTGCCGGTAGTATTTTTGGTCAAAGCATTAGCGCCAACCGCAACATTACCTGTAACGGTGTTGGCTTGCAATGCACTAGCGCCTACTGCCACATTTTGATCACCGGTTTGGTTACTTTCTAGTGCATTAACACCTACCCCAACGTTCGCTTGTCCCGATGTATTACCGCGTAACGCCTCTGATCCAATAGCTGTATTGTTTTCAGCACTAGCATTGGCACTAAACATAGCCTGAAAACCAATGGCTACATTGTAATCTGCCGCGCTTGTAGTGGGTAGAGCTTGCCAACCGAGTACGGCATTCGTATTATCACCGCCACCGCGACCAACGGTAATACCATTGAGAGATAGGTTTGAGGTAACACTATTCCAAGTGAGCCCCGAAACCGCGCTGATCTGCTTGCTGCCGTCAAGGGTCAAGATGGCGTTAACAGTACCAGCCGACAGGATGGGGTTAACGGAGAACGTCTTGGTCCCACCGATTGTCTGATCACCGACCGTGTAGACACCGTTCGTGACGCTGCTTGCGGTTGTCGCGGTTGTCGCGGTCGTTGCGGTAGCAGCGTTGCCAGTAATATCCCCGACAATCGCGGACGAGAAGGTCTTGGTGCCACCGATTGTCTGGTTGCCGGTGGTGTACACACCATTGGTGACGCTGCCAGCATTCCCGCTGATGTCCCCGACGATTGTGCTGGAGAACGTCTTCGTCCCACCAATAGTCTGGTTGCCGGTGGTATAGACGCCGTTCGTGACGGTCCCGGCGTTTCCAGTGATGTCCCCGACAATCGCGGACGAGAAGGTCTTCGTTCCGCCGATTGTCTGGTTACCGGTGGTATAGACACCGTTCGTGACGGTCCCGGCGTTTCCAGTGATGCTCCCGACAATCGCGTTGGAGAACGTCTTGGTCCCACCGACTGTCTGATCACCCGTCAACAGAACAGCCGTATTCGGCAGATCAAGACCGTTGACAACCAGATCAACAACCGCTGAAACCGGAGTGCGCCGCGCATCGCCGTTGTTAGGCGAGTAGATAGGGATTTGATCGCCTAGACTGACCGGCGAGCGCAGTGGTAGTTGATTAATGGTCGGCATCAGTTGTACTCCAACGGTCCTTCAGGACCAGTCAACACCGGATCGACCGGCGGACGGGCAAAGGGATCGTCGTAGACGCGCCACGGCTTGTTGCCAGCACCAGATGGCAGCGTTCCGGGGAACTGCTGCTCGTAGGGCATCGTGGCACGCGACAGAAGGGTGTTGTAACCAGTCTTCGCCGCGACAAGGGTCAGCGGCGACACCTGCTTGCCGTAGCTCGGAGCCAATCGCGTCGCCAGATTGGCGATGATCGCCTCGTTGGCGCTGTCAGGCACTTCGGACTCGCCATCAAGATCGCTGCTTTCCGGTGAACCCGGAAGCGGGTAGGCCAGGCGGATACCCTTGCCGTTCCAGTCGGCCATCATCGAATCAAGGCGACGAAGTGCCGATTCCAGGTCTTCGGGTTGAAGGTCGAAGACGTAAGACGCCATTCCGATTTCGGTGAAGGCGGCGGTCAGGAACTGGCGCTTGCTGTAGCCCACGATCAGGCCCCTTTCATCGCCTCTGCGATGCGGTCGAGCAGGCGCTTGTCGGAAGTGCGCCCGTCGAACTTGATACCCAGAAGTGTAGCCTGTTCTTCGATCTCTGCGCGAGTCGGCGGGGCGTCATCTGCTGGCGCCTGCGCGACAGGTTCGACCACAGGAACCACTTCAGCAGGCTTCGCTGGCTTCGGCAGACGTTCCCAAGGCTTGTTCTTGAGCACCCGGGCGAGTTGGCGCTTGTTCACCCCATGAGTAAACGCTTCTTTCCCAGCCGCCACGATGGCGTCGTCAGCGGTGGCATGCCAGCCGTCCGCCAGCGCGGCCTCGTGCTCTGCCGCATCGGCTACGCTGCGGTACTGATACGAGCCGCCCAGCAGACCGCCAAACGAGCCGGGGGACTTGTAGACGAAGGTGGGGTAGTTCATCGCTTCCTCGGCGCTTTGCTCGGCATCCCGGCCTTGGTGGCAGCGGTGCGGGCGGTGTTCAGCGCGATGGCGACAGCCTGCTTCTGCGGCTTGCCACGCTTCACCTCTTTCGAGATGTTCTCGCTGATCGACTTTTGGGAGTAGCCCTTCTTCAACGGCATAGTGCGCTCCTCATGTGAAAACGCGGGTGGCAGCTTGTAACCACCACCCGCGTTTCAGACTGCCGGTGGCGTTAGCTGCCGATGCGATAGATCGTGTAGGTCGCCGCAGCGGTTTTGCGCACGCGGAACCGGCCCGACGAGCTCAGCGCGACGACCATGTTGCCGACCAGCGTGCAGCCGGCGACACCACCACCGACCGAGATCGTGAAGGCGTTGCTCGCACCCGTGTTGATGACCGAGAAGTCGAAGCTCTCGTTCACGGCCAGGGTGGCAGCAGCGTCGAGCACGGTGCCGGTCGGCGGAGTGGCGGTCACGGCGGCGGCGGTCGTGGACGTCACCAGGCCGTTCAGCATCGCCGCAGCGGTCAGGTTGCCGGTGGCGTTCAGCGCGACGGGATCGCCCTGGGGTTGCCAGTTGCCGTTGTCACCGACGACAGGATCGGTGCCAACGTCGTACAGCACCGGGAACGCGCCTGCGCGAATCTCGATGGTAGCGCCGTTGGTGAAGGCGGACGAGGTGTAAGTGCCGTTGGTCAGGGCACTCAGCAGGTCCAACTGCGACGGGTAGTTGGGGTAGCCAACTTGCTGCAGAATCTCGGCCTCGCCTTGGGTCTGGACGACGATCTTCTGGTTAGCGGTCAGCGTGACGACAGCGGTGCCTTGCGCCGCGATGGTCTGGTAGGACATGTGTGAACTCCTTGAGATGCGGTTGCGATGCGGGCCGGGGTCACCGGCCCGCTACGTCATCAGGGTTGAGCCGTGGACTGACCGAACAGCAGGATGCCCGACATCTCGGGCTGCTTGTTCACCACGCCGAACAGGCAGTCGAGGCGGTACTTGGTCTTCATCGTGTTGATGTCGTACTGCTTCTGCATCACCAGTTCGATGCCTTGGTCGGTCGAAGCGCGCATGATCGCCGCACCAGCATTCGTCGGGGGAGCGTAGCTGCCCGGCAGAATTTCCAGCGCGTCCTTCTGCCAGAAGCAGTTGATCGGCGCGGCAGCGGTGTTCAGGCGCGTGACGGTGGCCGAGGCATTGGCGGTGATCGAGCAGTTCTGGTACTGCTTCTCGGCGTCCGTACCACCCTGGGCCGAGATCATCGGCGGGGTGATCACCACGGTGTTGCCGCCACCGACGCTGACGACGCGGAAGGTCTTCAGCACGCCGGTCGAAGCCTTCGTGATGTGATGGACCGACTCCACACCGTCGATGCGGATGACGTCGCCTGCGCGCAGGTCGGCGTTGCTCGTGACCGTGATGGTCTGGAAGCGGTTGTCCTTGTTGGACGTTTCGCCAGTCACCGCAACGGTCGTCGCCTCGGGCACGTAGTAGTTGCTGGCCGTCGCACGGGTGTCGATGGTCGTGTTCGAGCCGGTCACTGCACGGATGCGGTTGGCGTAGTCGAACTTGTACGTCTCGAACCCGGCGACCGTGCCAACGAAGCCGCGGCGGTACGCATCCTCGGACATGCGGTTGCCGAACGAACGGGTGGCGATGGCAAGGTTGCCGGCCATGCCGTTGTAGTCGCGGCTCGACAGGGCGAGGTAACGGTCGAAGTTCTGAACGCCGATCTCGTTGAACGCCGTGTCGCACAGCGCCACGTCGTCGTAGTCACCGGCAGCACCCGTGACGCAGACGGCGACCGAGCCGAAGTTGGCAGCAGCGCCCATGATGGCGAGGTTGATGTCGCTGGCGAGCTTCTGCTTGGCAGCGTCGCCCAGGCGACCCTCGTCCATCGCGTCACGCAGTTCCAGCGCGTCCATGATCCACGGCACCGACCGCTGGAAGCCGAGCGTGGCCGGCACCGACAGTTGGGTCATGTTCTGGAAGTTCAGCGTCTGGTCCATGCCGCTGAACGACTGGGCGATGAAGGGCTGCGGACGCCAGATGATGTTGTTCGTGCGCTCCATCATCTCGCCGCTGGTGCGGTAGATGGACACGTTGCGCGACAGCACCAGGGCGTCGTTGAAGCCTTCGAGCATGTTCTCGAAGGCGACTCGTTCTTCCTTGACGAAAGAGTTGGACATGAAAAGCTCCTATCGGGGTGAACGCTTCAGTTGCTGCTTGTACGCGAAGACCTTGGAATAGTTTCCGGTCTTCTCGGCCTCGGCGCGCAACCGTTCCAGTTGAGAGTCTACCGTACCCGACTTCGGGCCATCACCATTGACGACTCGTTCGGGTGCGGGGGTGGGTTTGCGTGGCGTCACTTTCAGTTCCTTTTCCAGTTTCGCAACCGCAAACGCGAATTTCACCGGGTCACTCAGAGACGCCAGTTCCTTCGCCTTCTTCGGGTTCTTGCCGAGTGCGTAAATCAGCAACGCGGGGTTTTCGGCACCTTGCAGAATCACGCCTTGCTGGACCGTGCTGAAGACTTGCTGCGCAACTTCTTCGGCATCGTCGTAGTCCTTGACCTTTAGGTCGGCTTTCGCCTTCCCGTAGGCATCCAGCTTGGACTGCCACGCCTTCGCCTGTTCCTCTTCGGCGGCTCGGGCCTTGGCTTCTGCTTCAGACACTTGGCGCTTGTGGTCGTACCACTGCTCCAGTGCCTTCTCGTACCGCTCGGAGTCGTAGTCGAAGTCTTCGAGCTTCGGCTTGGCGCTCAGGGGTGCCGGCTTGTTCTCGGCGCCCTGCATGGCCTGCAGCTTGGTCTCGTACTCTCGAATCTTCCTCTGAGCCTCGCGGTGAGACTTGCGCAACTCGCGCACCCATTCCGGCGCAGGAGTGCTCTCTTCGGGAGGCGGCGCTTCCTCCCCGATGGAGACAACAACCTCGTCAGACTCTTGCTGCTCGGATTCGCTCGTCGGTTGATCTTCGACGGAGGAGTTCTCGTCGTTGATTGCCTCGGGCTCGTCCAGAACCGCTACGTCTTCGTGGTCGGTGTCGTCCTTGTCTGCCTTGTCAGTCATGTGTTCCTCATCTCATCCGTTAGGGGCCGGACGGAAGCCACGTCAAATCATTGTTGCACAGATTGTCGGTTCTGCACAACATCAATCACTTGTTGATCGGCGTCGAGTTGCAGGCGTTCGATGGTCTCCATCGTTTTCACCCGAGTCAATTCGGTTTCGGCGACCGTTTTGGCAGCATCGGCGCGGGCCTTCTCGGCCTCGGCCATCGCCTTCTCGGCAGCAGCTTGGACGAAGACAGCGTTCGGATCAGGCTGCGCGTTGGCCGCTGCCGCCTCGGCCGCCTTGATGTCCTCATCAGTCGGCTTGACGACACCCATGTCTACGAGCTTCTTGCGGAAGAACTCCCGCGCGTCGGACAGACCCTCGCCTTCCATGTTCATGATGATCATGGCTTGGAGCACGGCCTGCGTCTGCGGGTCTTGCGTCACCGCGGCGAGGTTCGTGAGCGACTGGACGATGGCTTCGCGCTGCGAACGGAACGACGGGCCAACATCCACGCTGACGTCAAAGTCTGCAGTGCTCAGGTCGCCTTCGTAGCGCAACTCGCCCTGCTCGTCGATCATCGGCTTCATGAGTTCGATGCTCTCGACGGTGTTCTGCAGGCCCAGGCCCTTCATCTTACGCTTGGGCTCGATGTAGAGTTCCTTCGCCATTGACAGCCAGATTTCACCGCACCGCCGAATGGCCTTCGCCATGTTCGACAGGTAGATGTAACTCTGCATATCGAGCCGCTGCTGGACGGTCTCCAGCGCCTTGCCCGAGATGTTGCTGACGATCTTGTCGCCCTGCTCCTGGTTACCCAGCAGGTCACGGATGTCCTGCTCAGTGATCTGTAGCAGGCCCGCCAGCGCCGGGGGCACCGATGCCGACTTCGTGTAGGCCACCGGCCCACCGACCTGCGTGTTCCCGTCCGGCCCCGTGACGGGGTTGATCAGCAGATACGGGTAGTTCTTGATGTTGTCCTCAGACCACATCACCTGGTGCCCCGCCACCTGCTCCGGGGTCATGATCGGCTTCTCGATGCTCGACAGCGCGCTGATCTCTGCGAGCTTGGAGAGCTGCATATTCTTCAGCCGCTGGGCATCCTTCGCCGTGCGGACGTGACCGGAACACCGCTCCACGTTGTCGATGAACCACCGCTTGCCGTAGAACGGCACGATGGGGATGTACTTCCCAGCCAGGAAACCCACGTCCTCCAGCACCCGGCCACCGGACATGATGTACTTGTGGACCCGCTTGCGCGTGATCTTGCGCTGCCTCACCTCGATGGTGCCCACGGCATCCAGCGTCGCACGAGTCTCGTCGTCCAGTTCGCTTTCGAGGTACTTCTCCTCGGTGCCGTCGATGGCCTCGAAGATGTGCAGCGTCTCGCGCACGTTCTCGACCCGGTAGAACTCGGCGATGTACACCACGTCGGGCGTCTGCCAGTCGAACTCGCTCTGATGGACGATTTTCGGCCACGTCGCCGGGTCGTCGTTCCACTCCCGCATGTAGGAAGAACGGGTCATGGACGTCAGCACGAAGCAGTGCCTGGCGTCCGACTTGTCCTGCCGCTTGGCGTTGAGGTCGAAGAACACCGAGGCGTCAGCGTCGAAGATCGGCTCGATCCTGATACGCTGGTACTCGTTGTCCGGGTCTTCCTCGTCCTCGTACTCGGCCCGCAGACGCCACGCCCCGAACCCGCCGGCCACGCCCTCCTCGAAGGCGTTGTCATACGCCTCCTCGGCGCACGAGTCCTGCTCGTCGGCGCGGTAGAGCTTGTCGCAGATGTCCGCGAGGTTCCGGTTCTTCGACCCGTCCTTCGAGATGAAGTTGACGGTGATGCGGTTGTTCCGGTACTCGCTGAAGATCCGCTGCACGGCCAGCGCGATCTTGTTGACCTCCAGTCGAGGCTTGTTCTCGTACTGCTGGAACAGTGGGCCTTCCCACTGCGCACCCGCGATGGAGTAGAACCGGCGGTCCTGCAGACACTGCAGACGCTCGTCGCCCAGCGCAGTCTGGATCTTGTCGAACTCCGCCATGGCCTCCTGGTGGATGTCGTTCATGCGCTGTTCGTTCGAGGGGCGTGCCATGTCATGCTCTCTGTGTCGCGTTCCAGTAGTTTACCGTTGGAACCACAATACGCGAGTGCGATGCGCCTCGCTGGTTGAGCACCGGGTCGTCGGTGCCGATGGGGAACGCGAAGGTGACGGCGATGGCATCGGCAGCGTCGGGAGAGGCGAGTCCTCGGGCTTTCATCTCCTTCTTCGACTCCAGGAAGATGGCCCCGGCGCTGTTTGGCTTGACCCGTGGCCCCGTGAGGTCGTCGCGCAGGTGCTTGTCGTTGGGGATCGACGCTGTGGACAGCCACTCCTTGAGCGCACCCCAGATTTCAGCACGCTTGTTGCCGTACATCGCCGGCCTGCTCGACTTCCATCCGAAGTTGACCCCGCGCACCTTGTACCGCTGCTCCTTGAGCCTGTCAAGCACCCCGGCGCCCAGGCCACCCTCGTCCACCACCGTCAACGTCGGGCGGAACTCCTCGATGGCGCGAATGACGTGCCCGACGACGGTCATGGTGTCCTCGCCCTTGTACCGCCGCAGCGTCAGGATCGTCCGCCCCTGCCGCACCGCGATCACCGTGCTGTCCGCCCCGCTGCGCGCCGGGTCCACGCCGATGACGACGGGCGCACTGGGGTCGGGCACAGCCTCGCGCTTCATCGCCTCCTCGACCCGCTGCAGGTCGATGAACTGGTCGTCCCCGGTGCTCGGGAACTGACCATACACCTCGATGCGCGCCTCCCGGCTGTCCTCACCGTGCTCCGCGATGATCTGGTCGTACACCGCCTTGTCGGTGCCCTCGACCGTGCGAGCGTCGATCTGCCGCGTCTGCCAGAAGCCCCGCCTCGACGTGAAGCACTCGTAGAAGTACCCGCTGGGTCGGCGAGGGTTGCTGAACGCGAGCCAGTACCTGTCAACGATGGGCTCGGTGAAGAAGCCCGCAGCCACGGACCAGATGGTGTCCGGGATGCCGCTGGCCTCGTCGAAAATCACCATCATGCCGTCGTGATTGTGGACACCCGCATACGCATCCGGGTTCTCCTCGCTCCACAGTTTCCCCTCGGCACCCCAGTACCGCGTGCCCTTGCTCAGATCCCGCTCGACAAGGGTAGTGAGCCACGCCGCAGGCACCAACTTGGTCGCCGACGGCTCCCACCAGTGCGCGTTGATCGCCATCGTGGCCCACTTCGTCAGTTCGCCCCAGGTGACCGACCTCAACTGCGGTTCGCTGTTGGCACTGACGATCACGGAAGAACCGATCCGCGTCGACAGCATCCACAAGATGAGCCACGACACGAGTGCGCTCTTCCCGATCCCCCGGCCCGATGCGATGGCGCTACGCATCGCCTGGAGCACGGCCCCGGGGCTGCGGTTCGTGCGGATGTGACGAGTGATTGAGCGCAGCACCTCCCGCTGCCAGGTACGCGGTCCGCTGAAGTGTTCGAGGGGAGTGTTCTTCTGCCCCCAGGGGAACGTGAACATCACGAACGTCTCGGGGTCGTCGGCGACGTGGGGCGACCACATCTGCGACATGAGTAGCTGCTCCTCCTCGGCGCTGTAGCGTTGGCGCTGCGCTGGCATGTCAATTCGTCTTTCGAGAAAACTCAGTCATCAGTTCCTGGGAAATTGCTTGTATTGCGTAGGCTTCTTGTTCTCGACCCGGGGATGTTTCTCCGATCATTTCACAATACACCTGCCATACATGAACCGACTCATGAACCAGCAACCCTGCGATTTCAACTGGTGTTCTGTTCAATGTATCACGTATGCAAATCACTACAACAGTATCACCAGTTTCGTTTATCAAATGGTGCGCCGTCGCGTCTGCATTATCGTTCACCCATTTTGGACGATCTTTAACTTTGCAATGACGAAGCGCAGAGTCGAATTCGGACTCAGATATGCAAAGAGTAAGGTATGGACCAGGACGAGCAATCCGCCGATCCAACCATTTGATTTTCGCCATGTGTCAGTCCTCAGTCTGCTGTTCTTGCCGGTGCTCGATCAGCCCCATGGTGTCCACATCAACGACTTCTTCGATGGGGTGGATCATCTGCACCCGTGCCCGAGCCTGTTCAAGGGCTGCGGTGATGCTGATGGACTGGTTGATCTCGACCTGCTTCGTGTCTCCGTAGGTCTTCCGGTTGTCGGCACCCATGAGCCACTTCAGGGTGTCCACGCGCAGACGAGAGCGTGCCACGTCCTCGGTGCTGTCATCGGCATCGGCGATCTCGACGAGGCGACCAGCCCACCACTCGGTGCGTAGCTCCTTGGCCTCCTTGTACCGTTCATGACGAGCGGGGTTGCGTTTGATCCAGCGGAAGAAGGCTTCGTAGTCAATCTGGCGAACGTCGTGCTCGATGACGTTCTTGAGGGTGCGTCCGCGCACCATCTCGCCAAGGACTCGCTCGAACATGGCGAGGAATACCGCCTCCTGACCCTCCCGGGTCATCCTGGCCGCTTTGGCCTGCGAGATGTGCGGTGTGACGCTGTGACTAGGCGACGAGGTGGCATCAAGCCACGTGGGAATCGCCTGAGCGACTGGCGGATTCTGCTCCATGCGACGAGTGTAGCACGAGGGGGTAGGGCTCGGGGGTGTACGAGGTGGGGTTGGTGGAAGAAGGGAATGGATTGGTTCAAGGATTCCGGCGAGGTTGATGGGATAGATTGGTTCAATGACTTACGGGTTCGGGGGTGCTGAAAATTTTTGTGGGGTGTACGTTTTTGAACACGGGGCCGGCTCAGTCGAGGGG